AGAACAAATTGACACTGTTGCAAAACAAACTTTTAGTTATGGAAACGGAGAGAGTACCACTAACGATTCTGAGTAATCTACTTCACGATGAAGTATATGCTCGTAAGGTTCTCCCATTTATTCGTGATGAATACTTTGAAGAGAGAACTGATCGTGTAGTGTTCCAACAAATTGCAGAATATGTCAAGGCATATGATGGACTTCCTACCAAAGAAGTTCTTCATATTGAGGCAGAGAAACGTGATGATCTTACACAAGATGAGTTTTCTCTAGTTGAGAACTTGATTGATGCTTTGCATGAGTCAACATCTGAAAGAGCATGGGCAGAAGATACCACAGAGTCATGGTGTAAAGAGAGAGCGATATATCTTGCATTGATGAAGAGTATTCAGATTGCTGATGGGCAAGATGAGAAGCATAATAATGATGCTATACCAGACATACTCAAGGATGCACTATCAGTAGGATTTGATCAGCATGTAGGTCATGATTATATCGATGATTCAGAAGGAAGATACGAGTACTATCATAGAAAAGAAAACAAGATAGAGTTTGACCTTGAGATGTTCAATAAGATCACCGCAGGTGGTGTATCCAACAAGACTTTGAACATTGCACTTGCAGGAACAGGTGTTGGTAAATCTCTATTCATGTGTCACTATGCTGCTAGTGTCTTACTACAGGGTAAGAATGTTTTATATGTTACCTGTGAGATGGCAGAAGAAAAGATTGCAGAAAGAATTGATGCCAATCTACTGAATACAAATATCAAGGAAGTTGCAGAACTACCTAAGACTGTATTTGAAAAGAAAGTAAACAAACTCAGAGAAAAAACTCAGGGTAAATTAATCATCAAAGAATACCCTACTGCATCTGCACATGTAGGACATTTCAGATCATTGTTGAGTGAATTGAAACTCAAGAAAAATTTCACACCTGATATAATCTTCATTGATTATCTAAACATCTGTGCATCATCAAGATATAGAAGTGCAGTCAACGTAAACTCATACAATTATGTCAAAGCAATAGCAGAAGAACTTCGTGGTCTTGCTGTAGAATTTGATGTACCGATCTTCTCTGCAACTCAGACTACAAGAAGTGGTTTTACTAGCACAGACCCTGATCTTACAGATACATCAGAATCATTTGGTCTCCCTGCAACTGCTGACCTTATGATTGCACTTATCAGTAGTGATGAACTAGAAGAACTAGGTCAAATCATGGTCAAACAACTCAAGAATAGGTACAATGATCCGACATATAACAAAAGGTTTGTAGTAGGTATTGACAGACCGAAGATGAGATTGTATGATTGTGAGCAAGAAGCACAGGATGACATCTTAGACACTAATGTGGACACTCATACACAACCTTCTCAAGATTCCAAAGCAAAGTTCAATGACTGGAAGTTCTAAGTCTTACGGTGATGTAATGAAAACTTACAAGATCAATTACTGTGCTATAATAAAACAAAATTGGAGTGATTATGTCCGGAGATTTTCAAACACACAAGGATAACCAACCACATAAAACCTATGCCAAAGTGGACTTGGATAAGTATGCTGTATTCGTGGATGGTGTCACATCCGATCCCAGTAAGAATTATCAATCGTTTATTGAAAGTCTTAGTTCCCTTGATGGAAAGGGTGCCCATATTGAGCGTCTTCTTACTGCTTCCGTTGGTATTAGTGCTGAAGGTGGTGAGTTTATGGAGATCGTCAAGAAAGTTATATTTCAAGGTAAACCTTGGAACATCGATAATAGAGAGCATCTTATTATTGAGTTGGGTGACGTTATGTGGTACGTGATGCAAGCATGTGCTGCCTTGAATGTGACCCTTGATGAGGTCATAGAAGGTAACGTAGAAAAACTCAAGAAGCGTTACCCCGGTGGGGATTTCGATGTTCATTACTCAGAAAATAGAGCAGCAGACGATAGATAGTTGACAAAGGTGTAAAGTTATGTTACTATAAATAACATGAGTGAGATCTTCATCTCAACACATTTCATAGGACTCGAAAGATCGCCCTCCTTTGGAAAACTGCTCTCAAACCAAGACCTATAGGCAGTATAATACTTCGTCTTTCTATCCTGTAGTGAGGGATTACAGGAAATAAGTTTCGCATGTACCCTTCATGCCCTACTTACAAACGTCTTATTAAATGACAACTCTTTCAAGGAAAGAACAAGGACTCCTTTCAGGATGGTCTGAGTTCTGTCAATGGGTAACCTCAACAGACAACAGAATTTATGTTGGATGGTTCGGTGTACTCATGATTCCATGCTTACTCACAGCAGCAGCATGTTTTATCGTTGCATTCATTGCAGCACCTCCTGTCGATATCGACGGAATCCGTGAACCTGTGGCGGGTTCATTCATGTATGGTAACAACATCATCTCTGGTGCAGTTGTACCATCTTCAAACGCAATTGGTCTTCACTTCTATCCTATCTGGGAAGCAGCAACTCTAGATGAGTGGTTGTATAATGGAGGTCCTTATCAGTTGATTATCTTCCACTTCCTTATTGGAATATCTGCCTACATGGGTAGACAGTGGGAACTATCATACAGATTAGGAATGAGACCATGGATCTGTGTAGCATACTCTGCTCCAGTGTCAGCAGCATTTGCTGTATTCTTAGTGTATCCTTTCGGTCAGGGATCTTTCTCTGATGGTATGCCTCTAGGTATATCAGGTACTTTCAACTTTATGTTTGTGTTCCAAGCAGAGCACAACATACTAATGCACCCCTTCCATATGGCAGGTGTAGCAGGTATGTTCGGTGGTAGTCTCTTCAGTGCAATGCACGGTTCTCTAGTTACATCTTCTCTAATCAGAGAAACAACAGAAAACGAGAGTCAAAACTACGGATATAAATTTGGACAAGAGGAAGAAACATATAATATCGTGGCAGCACACGGATATTTCGGAAGACTTATTTTCCAATATGCTTCTTTCAATAACTCAAGAAGTTTACACTTCTTCCTAGCAGTATTCCCTGTTGTATGTGTATGGTTGACCTCTATGGGTATCTGTACAATGGCATTCAACCTAAACGGTTTCAACTTCAACCAGTCAGTTGTTGATGCTAACGGAAAGATCGTTCCAACTTGGGGCGACGTTCTAAACAGAGCAAACTTGGGAATGGAAGTTATGCATGAAAGAAATGCACACAACTTCCCACTTGACCTTGCATCTGCAGAGTCAACACAAGTTGCTTTATCTGCACCTTCAATCGGGTAATGAAACAACTACTGCATAGTCCTTATAGAGACCTTATAGAATTTGGTTTCTTTCTAGCAGTGGGAATAACCGCCGGATCTTTAGGTCTAATATAAAAATAAATACCTCCTATAACAGGGGGTATTTTTTTATGGCAAAAATTTCTGCTAACAGAGGAGACATAGCAGAAGGTATTATGGGTGCTGCTTTGACAGCAAAATTCATAAAAAGATCATTGGGACAAACTATAGACAACTTACCTCAAGTAAATGCTACAGATATAGATGCAGTCCTAGCAAAATTTTTTAGAAGTGGTGGCACATATAGTAAGACTGTTAGAGATGTTCCCAAACCATTTGAGTATATACCTCCCAACGCTCCCGGTGATAGAGTAGAGACAACTGTAAACATTATAAGAGAGTTGATGTTTTCAGATAAGGTTGTATTCAAACTCACTCTTCCTAAAGCAGCGATGGATTTTTTATCCAAGCAAACAAATCGATCACAAGTCAGAGATATATTTGAGAGAGCAGTAAGATATGCTAATAGTGATCCCACATTCATAAGAGAAGCAAATAGATTAGCAACCAACGCTAAGAATGATAAGATACTTGTAGACGCTGATGGTGTGAGTAATCAATTACAAACCAAGGTAGACATAGGACTATATGCTAATGGTAGAAAGATAGGTAAACAGATATCACTCAAGACAGAAAGTGGTAGGCAGTTTGATCAGGTTGTTGGATTTGGTATCGCTGAATTTGATAGACTTTTTGATAACAATCTAGGAATTATTGTAGATGGTAATGTGAAAACTGCAGTCAACAATTATATAAAAGAATTCAATGTGACTGATGCATATTCTTTCAGAGCACAGACAAGTAAAGATGTTACTGGAAGTGTCTGGGCAAGCAAACTAAAAAAAGCAGCAGCGATCTATTATAAGGGAGCAGAGAAAAAAATAAAAACTCAGATTGATGCACTAGGTTTTAGAAGAAAACTTGCATCCACAATTAGAATAGGTGCAACAAGAGGTGATGATGATCTACAATTGGTCAAGTTTGCAGGGGCACAGGGAGCATATTCTGAGAGAACTTTTGGTCCAGAGTTTGAGGATGCTGTTGAGAATGCTGAACTAAAAGTTGAAACTAATTTTACAGATAACCCAACCATCAAAATCAATACTAATGATAAACTATTAGTACAATTTCGTGCTAGAGTAGATGCAGATAAAAGAGCAGATGGTTACAAAATCAAACTCAGGCAGGTTCTTGAAGCAGGCACAGGATTATTTTACCTATGATTGAAGATCTAATGGACGAACTTATCTTTCAATACACTAGAGATAAGAAAAAAGTAGCACCTATGAAAACAGAACTAGAAACCTTTACTCAGTTCTACCTAGACTTTATTGAGGGTCTACAAGATGACAAGCATAAATATATTCAATACAAGACGCTAGGTTTAGCGTTGATTGATCAAAACAAAACTCAATTTTATAAACGAATCCGTGAAGGCATACGCACAATTCATCTCAGAAGCACGAACTACAAAGGCGTCGTCTCAAGCAAAACGTTTGGGTCTCGTCGGAGACGGTCACGGAGATTGGTATGATAAAGAAGGTAATCTGAAAGCAAAAACTGTATCAGGGGAACTCAAGATGTTCTCTGGTAGAACTGGTGCTCAAGATGAGGGTTCAAAAGATACATCTACTGCTGCAAAATCAGGATCTAAGTTTGCAGGTGGTGGTGTAAATCAGGCAGGATCAAAAGGTGGTGCTTCGACTGCTGACATGGAGAGAATGACATCTCTTGTTCAGAATGCTGCTGCTAGAAAAGAATTAGATGCTGCTGCAAGAAGTGAACCTCTCACGATTGCTTTTGATAAGTTTGACGATGAAGAGATAGCAACTAATATAGTTGCTGCAACGGAAGAGTATGCAGAAGGTGGTCAGTATTATATCTTCCCAAGTAGAGATGCTGATATAGATGCACTCAAAGAGACTTATGGTGATGCTATTATAGATGACGAAAATGCTGAAACAATATATGACGTATTACAATCAATATATGAAAGTGGATATGGTGCTGTCAATATTATTGTAAGACAAAGCAGAGCAAGAGAATTGCAGAAACTTGCTCTTGAGCAGAATGGAGAATTATATAACTTCATCAGTCTCAACATAATACCTGTGGATGAGAGGACAATACGTGAGCAATATATTGCAGGTGATATTTTCAAAAAAGGAACAATCATCGAGTCTCATGATAGGATAGGGGTTATAATAAGAAGAGGATCTAATCATCTTATCTGCTTAGATAGGAATAAAGAGATGTTCAGATCTTGGATCACCGAATCTGTAGAAATATAGTAACTGACTAAATAATAAATATAAGAAGTTAAAATTTAGAGATGAGTAATCCATTTGCAAAAACTTACGAAGATCTTCGTAGACCATATCTTGAGGGTAAGATGGCGAAGAAGGACTACGATGGTGATGGTAAAATAGAATCTGGCACCGATGAGTATATGGGATCTAGAGATAAAGCAATCAAAAAAGCGATGGGTAAGAAGGTCACTAAAGAGCACCATCAAAAAGATGCTGACGGAAATGTAATACCTCATGAAGAAGATACAGAGCAACTTGATGAACTAAGCACTAAAACATTAGGAAGTTACATTAAAAAATCACAGTCTGCAGGTAGATCACTGAGGTCTAAATCAGAAGTAGCAAAACGAAAGCAAGGTATAGATAGAGCAACAGATCAAAAAGCAGAAAAAGAAGTTCTTGGAAGAACAGTTAAGAAACCTAAAGGTACTTATGATATAAAAAAATATAAAGGTAAAAAAGGAGATTACCTATTGGGTAAAGAAGAGGTTGAGCATCTTGATGAGTTAAGTATTAAGACTCTAGATAGTTATAGAAGAAAAGCAAGCAAAGACTTACAAAGACCAGATAAAAAAAGTTATGGTAAAGGAAACAAATTTGATAGAACAAAGAGCATGTTAAAAGCAGCTGATAAAATATCAAAAAAGGAACTTCATGGGGAAGACGTGGAGCAAATTGATGAATTGAGTAAGAAGACTCTAGGTGGTTATGTTAAGAAGGCAAGTAAAGAAGCGAGAGGAAACATGGTGGCGACACAGCATGGATCTGGTATACCAAAGAAAGCAAAGGATATAAAACTCAAGCAGGTCAATAAAAGAATGAAAGGTATAGAGAAGGCAGGTGAGAAGTTGGCAAAAGAGGATATCACTTTGACAAAAGGTGACTATGCTTCTAGAAATGTACCTACATCTGCATACGCTAAAGCAAAGTTAAAAAATTTCAAAGGGTATGTAGCAGGTGGTGGATTAGGTTCTAACTTCTTGCCATTGCAAGTGAATAGTCACGAACCAGAAGGTAATCCGATTGAAGAGAAGGACACTTCAGCGATGAAGAAATACCTTGATGCCAAAGCAAAGAGATTAACTAAAGAAAGGGAAGCACAAAAACCAGAGTATAGAAACAACCCTGCATTTGGTGATCCATCACATCACTCTAACAGAAAGAATAGAAAAGAAGGATTTTCTGATTGGAGATCTGAGTTCATATGGGAGGATGGGGACTCTGTAAAAAAGATCTAAACGAAATATCTCCTTCTGGAGAACCTAGAACCGCTTTGAAAAAAGACGAGAAGATAAAGGAAGGTGATGTAAAAAATAAAATCACGATCAATCCTACTGTGACAGTGGAAGAGATCAAGATGAGTAGGAAAGAATATAGTAAGATACATAAGGATTTCAAGAGTGATGATCCTAAGAATCCTAGAACCACAAAATATGTGAAAGGAAAGGGTACAGTCTCTATGCCTGTCAAATTTACTGACGAGTATGAATCCAAAGATGAGGTAATATCTGAATTAGACATAAAACAAACAGTTACAAATCTAAAGAAAGGTCTCTCAAACTGGTGGAACAGACCTATAATCAAGAAAACCCCAAGTCAAAAGCAATATAGAGATGCAGTAGACAAGGGGAATAGCACTGAGTTAAATCTAAACAGTCATCAACCAGAAGGTGAGATGGTTGAGAATACATTGATCAATAAAATCAAAAACGATTTTAATATCGTAAAGAAAGCAAAGAATGTTGTAGGTGCATACAATAAAAAGTTGCAGCAAAACAATGATGCAATCAACCAAGTATTGCCCGGTACAGCGTCAATGCAAAACAATTCTTATGAACCTGAGTCTGAGATGGTTGAAGATGCTAAGATGGCAAGACAAAGTGATGATGCTCTATCAGCAGCACATAAGAAGTTCAGTAGTATGGATCCATCCCCTGCTAACAAGTTTATGTTGAAGAGAATCACCAAGGAGATGAATAGGAGAAACAAAAAAGTTGACGAAGAACTAAATCGTAATCAAAAACCCTTCTATCAAAAGAAATATACCACTGGTGGATATAAAACCGTGGGTACTAACAAGAGAATGAACTCTTCTTCTGATCGTAAGAAGGCAGGGACTGTTGACTCTAAAGCATCTCATAGAAGTCAGATGAAGGACTTTGCTGATGCAGGCATCATCAAGAAGGGTAAATCTGGTGGTGGTATGAAGAAAGGACTAGCATCATTGAAGAAGGAGTCTCTTCTAGATCAGGTTGCCGGTGCATACGTGGACGAAGCGACACGAATGAAGAAGGAGATGGGATATGACAAAGGTGGTACAAAGAAACCCAAGGGTCCTAAAGCAAAGGATGCTGCTCTTGATGCTATAAAGGCAAAGTATAAGGGTCAGATCATGAGGAGTGGCAGCAACCAACCAAAGAAGGTCAAGGGTCAAAAACCTAGTGGTGGTGGTAAGTTCAAGATGATGGCAGACAAGAAAAAGGAAACTGCTGCTGACGCTAAGAAGCGTGGGTTCAAGAACACTCAGGATTATGTAAACACCATGGCAAGGTATGGTGGTAAAGATAACTATGACAAAGGTAAAGGACTAGGGACATAGTGCATATATAGGAAGGATCCAACATTTTTTATTATCATGTTATCATTCCTATTACCTTTAGCATCAAAGATTATCTCTGATGCAGTAGATAAAATACCTGATGATGCAGAATTAGGTGAGAAACTCATCGACATCTGCCTTGTAATCATAGGTAAAGCGGTAAAACTTACCAAGACAGATGCTGACGACAAATTGTTTGCTCAAGTAAAAGAAGCAATCAAGTCTAGGTAGCACTACTATACAGATACCACGGGTCACCCGTGGTATTTTTATAAATATTCAAAGACAAAATTATTAGAAGTAAACAAATGGCTCTCTGGGGAACAAGCGATTCGGACGAATCAAAACCTAAGAATTTAACAACTGCTGAGAAGAAAGAAGTATACGCTACCTCTAGTGGTTGGGTTCGTGAAGCAGGATCTGCACTATCTGGTAACGGTAATACAAATGCCGATCCAGAAGTTTTAGTTGCAGTTAGTGGACTAGCAGTTTCTCTTGGTGCTGCAGATATCACAGAGATAGAATTCATAACAACAGCGTTTGACAAGTCAGATGGTGGAACTCTACAGGTAAGAGTAAGATTCAACGAGGAAGTTGATGTAACAGGCACACCACAACTTACTGTAGTAAATGACAATAATGCTAACCATACATTGTCATATGCTTCAGGAACCGGAACAAATGAATTGGTGTTCTCACTCACAATCGCTGCAGGAAATGCTGCAACTGATGCCGGTGACGAACTATCAATTGGAACCAACGCTATGTCATTGAACGGTGGAACAGTCAAGGATAAGGGAACTAACACAGCATCCACTATCAC